ATTAGCACCAGTCAAACTGTTGGCTCTGAAACTATGTATTTGCTGAACTTTAGCGTATTGCCTAGCTCAGATGGTGCTTTTGCTGGTGCTGATGTTGTAGATATTGTAGATAACTACTTTATTTATAACCGCCCAGGAACGCAACAATATGCGGCCTCAAACCTTCTAAGCCCTATTACTTATGGTTTATCTTATGCGTCCAAATTTACTGGTCCTGATAACCTTGTTTCTTTAATTGCAGATCATGGGCAAATATATTTATTAGGCGAAACAACCTCTGAGGTTTGGTCTGATGCAGGAACTTTCCCTTTTGCATTTCAAAGAATTCCTGGCTCATCTAGCCAGCATGGTATCGCTGCTAAATTCTCTGTAGCTCGGCTAGGTAATTCGTTTGCATATTTGGCTAGAAACAATCGAGGCCAATCTGAAGTTGTTTTAATGGAAGGTGTTTTTCCTAAACGGATTTCAACCCATGCTGTAGAAAATACCTTAGTAAATCAAACAGTTAGCGATGCTATTGCTTATACTTATCAATTAGAAGGCCATGAGTGCTATGTTATTACCTTTCCAAGCATAGACTTAACTTGGGTTTATGACATAGCAACTGGTCTTTGGCATAAATGGTTATGGGTAGATAATACGAATACTTATCACCGCCACCGTTCTAACTGCGCCGCTTTGTTTCAAGGTGTCGTTTTGGTGGGCGATTGGCAAAATGGTCAAATCTATAAAGTAGATCCTAATAACTACACCGATAATGGTGATGAAATTCGCAGATTGCGTCGTTGCCCCCATCTTGTTGCAGACTTGCAACGTCAATACTTTGATGAATTACAAATTCAATTTCAGCCTGGTGTTGGTTTAGAAGGAATTGTAAATCCGCCTTTAAATGCTGAAACAGTCGGTGCAAACCCACAAGCTATGCTCAGATGGTCCAATGATGGCGGTTCTACTTGGAGTAATGAATATTGGTCAAATATTGGTCAAGTTGGTAAATATAGAAACCGTATTATTTGGCGCAGATTGGGTTACGCTAGAGATCGCATATTTGAAGTTGTTGTTACCGATCCAGTTTTTGCTTGTATTATTTCTGCCAACCTTAAGGCTAGCGTGGGAGATAACTAATGGCTAATATTTTATGGGGATCTTCCCAGGGAAACCCTTATCCAGTAACCCCACTGCTTGACGATGCTACAAAAATGCCAACAAGAGCTTGGCAACAGTGGTTTTTAAACCTGCTTAACTTTTCTAGCTCTTCTACTGCAACAAAGGGAACGGCCACATTACCGACAAATCCAGCAGGATTTATGAATGTCACCGTTGGGGGAAAACAATATAAAGTGCCTTATTACAATCTATGATTGAATATAAAGATGACAGTTATTTAGCATGTTTTGAAGATTGGAAACAAATAATTGATGAGCATTATGAAGAATTATCTGTAACAAAAGAATACCCATTAGATCCTGATTTTGACGCTTATAAGGCGCTTTGGGATATGGGTAGATTAAAGTTTATTAGTTGTAAAAATAATGGAAAATTGGTCGGCTACATAATATTTTTTGTTGCGCCACATATTCATTACAAAAGCTGTTTAACTGCCCAAGAAGATATTTACTATTTGAAAAAAGAATATCGCAAAGGCAGAGTGGGAATTAGGATGTTTCAGTTTGCCGAAAAGGTTCTGAAAGATCAGGCTGTAAACAGGGTTATTTATAACACCAAGATTCATCAAGACAATTCCAGTCTTTTTGAATACTTAGGTTATAAATTAATTGATAAAGTATTTACGAAAATGTTGTAAAAATGAGAAAATTACGGCAATAGATTGGAGAAATCATGGGTGCAAGTATAGGAGCGGCAGTAGCGGCCCCAATAATCGGCAACGTAGTAGGCGGCTTAATTGGTGGCGGCGGAGCATCGCAAGCTGGACAAACGGCAGCGCAAGGGGCTTATCAAGGCCAGCAAACCTTACAGCAAAACCTTGCTGCTATGACCCCTTATTACACCCCATATACCAATTTAGGTAATCAAGGTGTAAGCAATATATCGTCAATGCTGCCTTATTTGACCAATCAGTTCAATAATACCGATTTAAACGCTAATTTAGCCCCTAATTATGCTTTTCAGCTTCAGCAAGGGCAACAGGCCCAAAATGCAGCATCAAACGCAACAGGCGGCTTAGTTAGCGGCAATGCTCAACAAGCGTTGCAAAACTATTCCCAAAATTTTGCTGGAAACGCTTATCAAAACGCTTTTAATAATTATCAAGCGCAACGTCAAAATATTTACTCCAATCTAGCTTCTATTGCAAATATTGGTCAAAATGCGGTATCAGGCCTTGGAAACCTTTCTACAGGCACAGCGCAAGGAATTGCCAGCCTTGGGGTTGGAGCGGCAAACGCTCAAGCTGCTGGTCAAGTTGGCGCAGCAAATGCTTACGGTGGTGCAGTGCAAAACGCTGGAAATATGGCTTATTTGGGTTCATTGCTTGGTCAAAATCAAAACCAAGGAATGAATACTTACGGCGGTTATGGTTCAGCAACCGAAGGTTCATCCAATTTTATTGGCCCATCGTCTTCTTTGGCTAATTTTGGTGGAGGCGCTACTTCTGCTGGCGGCCAATATGCCACAGACTATATGACGGCTTAAGGAAAAATTATGGCTGAATATAACGTATCTACTGTTGCTTCTGAAATAAAACCTCCTGCCTCAACAAGCATAGGAGATATGCTTAATATTGCTAGAGGGGCGCAAGCATACCAACAAGCTCAACAAATTAATCCTTTAAAGTTGCAACAAGAACAAACTGCAACAGAAAGCGCAAAATTTACCTTTCAGCAATTAAAGGCAGACAAAGCAAAAGGATTGGCAACTTCTTTGTTAGCAAGCTCTAATTGGAAAAATCCTGAAGAAATGGCTAAAGAATTTGATTTTGTTGAGAGAACAGCTAATCATCAAGGACTTGATGTAACAAGCCCTGATAACCCATTAGAACAAATAAAAAAGTCTTACGAAAAAGAAGGCCCTGAAGCTGCTTATAAAAAGTTATATCAGATGACTTATGGCGCACAAACACCTAGCACTCAATTTGAAAGCGCTGGCCGTACTATTTCTCCAAACATTCCAGGAACACAACCTTTGCCTAAAGGGCAACAGCCTTCACAAACAATACCTTCTAAACAATCAGAACCACAGCCTGTTCCTGAATTAAGTCAACCTGTTGCACCAGTTTACCCTGTTCGCAAAGGTGGACAAATATATACACCTGACCCATCTGAAACAGCAGAAAAAGACAAAGGATTTACTTATAGAGATTCTTTGATGAGCAGACAATCACAATTAACAACTGAACGCAGAAATGTTGATGAAGTTATTAAATCTGCTAATGAGCTAGAAAAATCGTGGGCTCCAACATCAGGAATTTTGGGTTCAGCTTATCGTCATCTTGCAACTTGGGCAGGTGATCCTACTTATTTAGAATTAAGCAAAAATTTGGCTCAAGCTCAATTAAGCAACATGAAAGCGCTGGGGCTATCTACTGATGCAGACAAAAATTTAATTGCAGCAGCTCAAGGGAATTATACTTATCCTCCTGAAATTTTAATGAAAATTGCTAATCGTGCTAAAGCCGATATGACAAATATTGATATGCAAGCTACAGCAGCAGATAAATATTCAAGAATTTATGGCGACAACAACATGAAAGCATTCCAGCAAATGTGGAATAAAAATGCTGATTCTAAGGTCTTTGAAGTTATAAATTTAGCCAAAGACACCAATTTATCTAGGGAAGAAAAAGAAAAAATTACCGAACAATTATTAGGCCCTAAAAATAGCCCTGAACGTAAAGTATTTAATCAAAAATATCAAAATATTCTGAAGCTCCAACAAACTGGAACTCTGTAATGGATGACGTAAGCTCATTAATTCTTGGCGCACCACCCAAAGCAAAATATTCTGTTGAAGATGCGCAGAATATGATTTATGGACAAGAAAGCTCTTATGGTAAAGCCGACACAAGCAAGCCAAACTATGCTGGCGCTGTTGGGCCTATGCAAGTTACCGTTCCAACTTTCGAAGGATTAAAGAAAAAAGGTCTTATTCCTAAAGAATATGACATTAATAATCCAAAACACAATAAAGAAGCTGGTGATGCTTTAATTGCAGATGCTTACAATCGACATGAAGGAGATATAGATAAAGTATTAGCAGAATATTATGCAGGACCTAAAGCTATTAATCCAAATGGTTCTATTAACTTAGAATTTAAAGATTTAAAAAATCCAAAAGCACCGACAGTTGGTCAATATATTGAACAAGCCAAAAATAAAGCAATTCCTTTTGATGAAGTAAGCGATTTAATTTTAGGAGGCACAACCTCTAAAACAACAGAACAAAAGCCACAAGGTTTTATGGCTGAACTTAAAAAACCATTAAATGAAATATCTTTAGAAGGCTTTAAAAAAGAATCTATATTGGCTCCTGCTGTGGAATACACTGCTGCAAGCCTTGGTTTGCCAGGATTTACTGAAGAAGACAAAAAAGCCGCTTCAGAAAAATTAATAGAAAAAGGCAAAGGAATTGTTGGTGGTGTTAAACAAATTATTCAACATCCGCTAGAAACTGCTAAAGCAATTGGTACTGAAATTGTAGAGCATCCAGGTCGTGTTATTGGTGAAACAATTAAAGGAACTATTTATGATCCTGAATTAGTTTTAATACCAGGTGGCGCATCTAAAAATGTAATTGCCAAAGGCGCAGAATCTGCTGTTGGCGCAGTAAAACCTGCATTAAAAACAGTTGCTGAACAATTTGGCAAAAAAGAAGCTGAGTTAGCTGGAGTTGGCGCAGCAGAAGTTCCTGTAATAAAAAACAGAATAGAAAGAGCTAAAGAACTTCCCATTCCAATTGAACTTTCTAAAGATCAAGCAACTCGCAATTTTAGTGATGTGCAATTTGCAAGAGAAACGGCAAAAGACCCAGTATTAGGCCAGCCGTTGCAAGAACATTACGCTATGCAAAATCAAAAAATTCAAGACAATTTAAATCAATTGATTGAAATGACAGGTGCTGAACATGCTGGTGTTGGCGCTCCTGAGCTTGGTTCAATGTTAGATAAAACAATAGGATTAGAAAAAGAAAGACGCTATAAACAAATTGAGCCAGCTTATACAGCTGCAAGAGAAGCAGGCCACATGAGCGAACCTATACAAGTTGACGCTTTGCAAAAATACTTAAAAAACCATGAAGCTGAAGCTATTAATGCTCCAGTTTTAACTTCTGTTGAAAAGAAATTAGAAACGCTTCAAAAAAGCGGTCAAATTTCTATTAATGACTTGGAAGAAATTCGCAAAATGACAGGAAATTTGGCACAGCAAGGTGGCCCAAATGCGCATTATGGAAAAGAAGTTGTTAAGTTAATCGACAAACTAACTGAAAATAAAGGTGGCGATCTTTATAAAAATGCGAGAGCAATTAATACAGCTTATATGAAAGAGTTTGAAAATACTCCTGTAATTAGAGATATTGTATCTATTAATCCAAAAACAAAACAAAGGTCTGTTGCTATTGAGAATGTAATAGATCGAGCCATGTTTAAAGGTCCAACGTCTGATGTAAAGCAATTATTTAATACATTAGAACGCATTCCTGATGGTCAAAAAATGATTAATGAATTGCGTGGCGCTGTTGCAGAAAGAATTAGAGATGAAGCTACTAAAGGTGTTGGGCGAGATATTAATGGTAAGCCTTATGTTTCTACTGCCGCTCTTGATAAAATCATTATTAATCTCGACAAAAGCGGAAAATTAGAATACATATTTGGTAAAAAAGGTGCTGAATATTACAGAACCTTAAATGAAGTTACAAAAGACTTACAAACAGCGCCGCAAGGTGCAGTTAATACTTCAGGAACAACTTCAACTTTATTAGCAGCTTTGGGTGAAATGGCAGTGCAAGGAGCAACAACAGGAGTTCCTGTTCCAGCCGTAATGATTGGAAAGCACATTGTAAAAAAACACCAAACAAAACAAAAAATAAATAAAATTAATCAATTTATAAATTACGGTAAGGAATAATAATGGCATCCGTTCTACTATCCTCAGTTGGTGTTGGCCAGCAATTTTTTGATAACAACGGTGTGCCTTTAGCTGGTGGCCTTATCTATACTTATCAGGCTGGCTCATCTACTCCGCAAGCCACTTATCAAGATAATGCTGGCACAATTGCTAATGCTAACCCTATCGTATTAGATAGCGCAGGCCGAGTTCCTAATGAAATTTGGCTTTTACAAGGATATAGCTATAAATTTATTATTCAAAGCGCATCAGGTACAAGTTTAATTACCCTTGATAATCTTTATGGTATTTTGCAAAATGCCCCTGCTGTATCTAATACAGTACCAAGCGGTTTAATTGCTATTTGGTCAGGATCAACTGGTTCTATTCCTAGTGGATGGTTATTATGTAATGGATCGAATGGCACACCTGATTTGCGTAATTCTTTCGTATTGGGCGCAGGAAATACTTATGCTGTAGGAGCTACAGGTGGCTCTACTGATGCTATTGTAGTAAGTCATACCCATGCTGCGACTTCTGTAGTAAGTGATCCAAGCCACTCACATACATTTAACGTTAATAACTCAGGCACTTCTTATGGTGGTGGCCCAGTAATTCCAGGCTCAGGTTCAACTTATGGAACTAATGCGGCAACGACAGGTATTACTGTTGCAACAACCAACGCAACTGCTGGTGTAAGCGGATCAGGCGCAAATATGCCTCCTTATTACGCTTTGGCATTTATTATGAAGTCGTAATTATGGTTGAGATTGATCCAGTTAAAGTCGGTGTAATGTGGCAAAAGGTTGAGGCTATGGAGCGTGAAATGAACGAAATGCGTCATGACATTAAAACCTTGTTAGCTATGGCAGAGCGTTCTAAAGGTTCTTTATGGGCTTTAATGGGTGTGGCATCTGTAGTAGGTGGCTTTATTACTATTTTGGTTGACGTATTTTTAAATAAAAAATAATGGATACCTTAGATATACTTGCCAAAATATGGCCGCTGCTTTTGGCATTTATTTCATTGGTTATTGTTTTAGCTAAAACGGACAATAGAGTGGCTGTTTTAGAGGAAAAAGTGAAAGTTTTGTTTGATTTGTGGAATAAAAAATGAACGAAATCTTTACCCATATTTTGACTGGCAAAGACAATCAGACCCATGACATTGCTCGTTGGGCTTGGTTTCTTGGCTTTTTTGTAGTTGCAGGTTCTGCAATTTATTTAATTTATGCAGGGCATGAGATCAGTCTTACTGAGCTAGCTGGTGCTTTGGGCATCGTATCAGGCTCAGGAGCGGCTGCGGTAGCTGGAAAACACATGGCTGGTGCAGAGCCACAATGAGCTTTTTAATTTCTTTATTTACAGGCGGTTTTAGTGGTTACTACAAAATTGCACTATATCTTGCTCTTATATTCAGTGGTTTTTATGTCGAGCATTTGCGTTTTTCTCATTATGTGGATCAGCAAGCTATTGTGGCGCAAAAGCAAATCGAGGAAAATAAAGCAATACAAAAAGAACAGGAACTTATAAATGATGGAATTAAACAAAGCTATGAAGCTAGGATCTCTTCTATACATACTATGTATGCAAGGATGCAGCAGCCCAGTGGCAGTTCCCTGTCCGCCAGTAATGCCTCAGCCACCCTCACAATTAATGGAAAAACCGTTAACCTGGTATCTCTTGCCGAGCAATGCTCCATCACAACAGCCCAACTAGTGTCCTTGCAGGACTGGATTATAGAAAATAATAAGTTAAATGAACAATGATCAACTATTAGCCCTTGGGATTGATGTTAAATGGCTAGACCCACTTAATGCGACTTTTAATAAATACGAGATTAATACCCCAAAACGTCAAGCTGCGTTTATCGGTCAATGTCAGCATGAATCTAATAATTTTAAGACTTTGGAAGAGAATCTTCATTATTCTGCTTCAGCGTTAATGCGAGTATGGCCTAGCCGTTTTCCTGATACGGATACTGCTGAAAAATACGAAAATAATCCTGAAAAGATAGCTAACAAGGTTTATGGTGGTAGAGCCGATTTAGGCAATACTCAAGACGGAGATGGATGGAGATTTCATGGACGAGGCATTATTCAGCTTACTGGTCGTGCTAATTACACTGTTTGCGGTGATGCAATTAATCGCCCATTAATAGACGTTCCTGAACTACTTTTACAACCTGAGAATGCTGCTATGTCGGCAGGCTGGTTTTGGAATAAAAAGAATTTAAACTCTTGTGCTGATGTAGAAGATTGGACCACAATGACAAAACGGATTAACGGTGGCACACTAGGTTTAGACCAGCGGATTTCCGCAATTCACCGAGCTATGGATATTTTAGGAGCATAAAATGAAAGCAGACAGTTTTAAAATTACAGGCGCTGCAAGCGACGGCAAAAGCAAGGGCCACTACATAGTAGAACGAGAGCATGAAAAGGCCACTGAGCATGAATTAAAGCGCTTGGAAGCCAAATTAGACAAGCACATGAGTCTACCAATGGAAAAAGCGCATCCTGAAGGCAAAAGCCAAGCAGAAGCGCCTCTTCCAAACATGCGGAAATACTAACGAACCCTGGCTACTTTGGCCTTTCGTAAAACTGCCTCGTATTGAACCTTGGCTTCATCGTCAAGTTTCCTTAGGGGCAGTTCTTGGTAATACTTAAATTTGGCTTGGTATTCAGGCTGTTCTGAAGGTCTAACCCAACCATATTTAGCCCTCCAGCGCTCTTCTATATCTGTTCCTGCTGCGGTCCAAATGTGATCGTTCATGCCAATCCCTCCAGTTCGTCCATCATATTCATTGCATAAGCCCTAGCCGTAGGTTCGTCCAAGGTCGTATAAATGTCAATGTGTTTAATTGCCGTTTTTATAGCTTCATTCCAGGCCGTTTCCCATAACTTTTGGGCCGTTCCATTATCAGGAGCCTCAGGAAAGCGCTCCTTAAACTTTTCCACTCTTAACATAATTACTCCTTAAAACGGAACGTCTTCTTCAATATGGCTTAAATTCTGTGGCGCAGAATATCCCTGGGGCTTATCTTCAGGCTCATTTAAATAAGCAAAAATTGACCCTTCTTTCATGGCAAACACAGGAATGGTTTCAATCTTAAGCATTAGCCCATGTTTGGTTTCCATAACCACACCAATAGATTGATATTTCTTTTTTGGCTTTCCTTCTTTGTCCATGTATTCGGAAACTGCTGCTTTTACAAAGTATTTAACTGACATTTCTTTTCTCCATTAATTGAACTTCCACTTCTACTTCACTTAAAAAACGATTGATTTCTGCTTCCATAAAAATAATGAACTCGCCATCCCTTGGAACTCTTTTTATAAACAATTGGCTGCGCTCAGGCATCCTAGGATCAAACGATACAAAGTCGCACCATTTACGTCCTGTAACCGCCATTTGCGCTTGCATTTGTATTACATATTTATTGGGCGGTTCATCTGCCCTTATGTAAGACCAATGTGTAGGAGAGTTAGGACATTTAATTTCAATAAGCCCATCGTTGCCAACCAAGCCATCAGGAGAGCAACCGAACCAATTAATCTTAGGATGATCCATAAAAGGAATTTGATCGACAAAATTACCGCTTGCAACTTCATAAGCTACCCTTGCTTGGGGTTCGGTTAAAGTTCCCCATTCCATTGATGCGTTGGTGTAAGATGGTTCTATGGCCTTTGTAACTCGCTGTAAGGCAAGCTCAATCAGGTAGTTGACTCGACTAACTGAGGGGCCAGTCTTTGTCGTTGCAAGTATGTCGGCAACCCTAGAGGCCGTTACTTTGCCCAGGCGAAGTTGATGCCATTCATCTGTTCCCTGCTTTACTGTTAGATCTACTAAACCAGCAAAAGGTATAGGCTCTGCCGCTATACGGTCATCTGTTGTGAATGTTGTCATGTTAGGAAACCTTTTTATAGACGGCAGCCACTACTTTTAAAACATACTCGAGGTCTCGCAGGCTAATTTGGCCCATAAGCTGTAGTATTTTCATGACGGCTACATCGTTATCTAAAGGGCTAGGCTTTACTAAAGATTCAATCATGATAGTTCCGCCTTTTTGACGTCTTTTGCCTTAGAAATGCGGTCTACTGCGGATTTATCTTTAGATAAGGCTTTATAGGCAGCGCCGTATATTTCTTTTAACTCATCTAAAGTCTTGCAACCGCTAATAGCTAGCTCCCATTTGGCAGCCTCTTCCGCTAAATCAGGAATATCTTCATCAGGAACGTCTTCTCCTGCATATATGTATAGAGATAATCCATGAAGGGCAATAGCTTTCGCAAGGCATCTTTGCATGGCAGTATTCACATCCATTGCGTTTGGATTAGCTATGGCTTTGTTTTGGTGGTTTAAAACAGGTAATTGTGCGGTCATAGATTTGCCAAAGGCATGCACTGTGCAAAATACCATGCCTGTATCGCCAATAGCGCAATAAGGCAATAAAGACCCATCAGGCTGTTGGAATAGTTTGTAATCCCAAGTAGCCCCTGGATCTTGCTGCAATAACTGATCTACCGCCCAGGCCCAACTTAAATATGTAAATTTGCCTTTGCGGTCTGTGTGTTCATTTACATTAATCTTGCGTAATTCTAAAAATTTACTCATCACTTGCTCCTAATTCAATTTTGGCTGTATTCATCATGTCAAACTGGTTGGTAATTTGATCGCTAATCATTCTATTGATCATGCTTTCAGCAAAAAACTTGGTGTAATGCGGATTGCTTAAATATTCCCTAAGAATTATTAACATGGCGGTATGTTCCTCATGCCAGTTATACATTTCCCAAAGGGCCTGCGTTTTAGGGCAATACTCGGTTTTTTTCTTGGTCATCACTTACTCCTCAATCGTTAATTTCAAACTCGGCAATTTCTCTGGCATAGCGTTCGTGGTAATCGCAAGACAAAGAAATTAGTTTTCTACCAAGTGCCTCGTAATCACCTGAATCAATAACGTCTTGGATGGCCTTGGAATCGTCAACCCCAAGCTCTGAAAGCATTTCTGCAATAGCGCTGGTAGTTTTGTAATCGAATTTACCGCCGACTTTTAGAAGCTCCCAAGTGCGCTCTTCTATTTCATCGGTGCGGTCATCGTAATCGTCAGGTTCGTAATACGCATCGTGTCTAGACATTCCCATGATTAGAACCCCCACCCAAACATGCAGCCTAGAAGTATGCCTAGAAGTATTACACCGACTATTTCAATAATTGCTGTTTTCATTTGCTTTCCCTTCTTCACTTGTTAAAAAATTTACTGCTAGGAGAACTATACCTTAAAAGTCGTAGAAATGTCGACTTTTATATTAGGACAATCCCTAATAATTTTATTTGTTGCTTTTTACCAAAACATGGTATTCTTGCGACAAATAGAAGGAGAATTACTACATGAATCAGTTTTACGAGTTGAAAATGGAGTTCGGTTCTTTGGCAAATTTAGCTCACCAGCTAGGAATTAGGGAGTCTTCTGTATATCAGTGGGTGGCTAGACGGCAGATTCCGCTAAAGCATATAAAAACCCTAGAACGGCTATCAGAAGGCCGTTTAACCAAGGAATTGTTGCGCCCTGATCTTTTCCAGGGCTAAACATGAACTTTTATCCATTTCACATAGGTGACTACATTAGCCACACAGCCCATCTAACGAATGAAGAAGATTTAGCCTACAGACGATTGATTGATCTTTACTATTTGACCGAGAAACCCTTGATTAACGACATACCCACTCTCGCTAGGCGAACCAAATCGAAACAGGAGGCTGTTTTAGCGGTTTTGGGCGAGTTTTTTGAGCTAGATGAGGCCAAGGTAGCATGGACCAACAAAAGAGCCACTGAGGAGCTTTTACGCTATAAGGCGATGGCCGAGGGTGGGCGCAAAGGAGCGGCTAAACGTTGGAACAAGGAACTACCTACCCTATTGCCTAGCGATAGCCCCCCTAAACACCCCCCAAAGCCAACCAAGAACCATGAACCAAGAACCAAGAACCAAATAAATACTAAGACCCCTGAAGGGGTTAGTGATTCGGTTTTTCAGGATTTCTTAAAGTTGCGTAAAAGCCACAAAGCGCCTTTAACTGAGACGGCTTTAAAAGGTTTAACAAAAGAGGCTCAAAAAGCCAAGATGACCCTAGAGGCTGTTATGGAACTTTGCTGTCAAAGAGGCTGGCGAGGATTTAAAGCAGATTGGGTAGAAAACATCGATCCTGTTACCAAAACAAAAGAATTACCCTTAGGAACAGATGCTCAAATTGAGGCGGCTTACAGGGCCGAGTGTGGTGACCCTTCAAAGGCCAGGTTTAACTCTTATTACGAAATGCGGAATTTTATCGTAGCTCAACGTGAGAAAAGAAAGGCGGCAAATTGAATGAAAAAGACTTCAAAAGCAGCGAAGAATATCGTCACCAGTGCGAAGTTCGATGGCTTCTTAGATTCAGAAACGAGCAGGGATTACAGCGCTTCAGAGAGTATTTACGATCTCCTCGATTTGGCCCACGACTTGCAAGAATCTTACCTGACGTATCGGACCAATGGAAGAAGGGGAATAGAGGAAGGATGGGTGACTGGAGATGAGTGATTTAGAGCATTTAAACGATAGCCGAGTAGAGAAGGCTTTGATATTTTTATCTTCTACCGATGAAGACCATGCGATCTTAGCTGGCGAGGTTAAACGATTAGAAGAGTGGATTAAACAAGCTAAAGCCCATGCATTTTTGCTTTCTCAAGGAACAGTAGCGGAACGAGAAGCCCAGGCGCTAGACAGCCCTTCTTACAGCAAAGCAGTAGAAGAATGGACCGATACTTTTAAAGAATTTAAAACCTTAGATAACAAACGGCAGCATGAGATTCGTATTACAGAAATATGGCAAACACTTAGTGCAAACCGCAGAAAGGGAAGTGTATGAAGCGCAGTTTAGAGCAAATTGTTGATTATTTAGAAGAGATCAATGAACAAGAAATTATTGAGTTTATTAAATTTCAATATCAAGAAATTGAGCAGTATAGGACGGAAACCAACTACTGGTTCAATAAATGGAACGATTGCTTTCAGGGCAGCGTTAAATACTTAGAAGCACAACTTTTTGGAGGAAGCACCAAATGAAAGACTATTCTTTGCCTTACATTGTATTAAACAGTTTATTAAAAAAATATCATGATTTGATGTTGAAAAAAAATAACGATAGAGCCTATGAGATTGCCACAGACATGGTAGAAATGGCCCTGATATTGCAAGATTTTGCAGGCGAACATGCGAATAAAAAAGTTTGATCAAGGGTTGCATGACCGATATGATCCGCCTGCTAGAGCGGCTGTAACCGCTTGGTTAAATAATATTTGGGGTGTTGACGCTGTTGATAATCCTGATATTTATGGAACGGATCTTGTAATTTATCGTGCAGGTAAACATGTAGGCTTTGTTGAGGTAGAGGTTCGCTCTTGGACACCGTATTGCCCTTTTAAAACTATTCATGTGCCTGGCCGTAAAAAACACATGTTAGAGGTAGAAAATACATTATTCTTTGCGCTAACGCATTGCATGAAGCATGCGTATTGGATCAAGGGCAGTAAAGTATTTTCTCATCCTCAGGTTGAGTTAAAGGATAATGAAAAGCATGAGTTTTATTACGATGTGCCTCTTGAACTTTTTAAATATGTTGATTTAACCCAAGTGTATTAATGAAAAAAGCAGAAAAGGAAAATTATGCGAAGCTGGCGAGATATGGCTGTGTCCTATGCAAGCACCTTGGATTCAGCGACCCTGACATGCCAGTCGAAATCCATCACATCCGACGTTTTGGAGGGCAGCGAGATAAAGCATCAGCAGTGCCGCTCTGTGCTGGACATCATAGACACTTCAAGGATTCAATTCACCAGCTTGGAGCTAAAGGATTTCAAAAACACTGGGGCTTTGACCTCGAAGATAAACTCGTGGAACTGGAATGAGTAGCTGGCTTATTATTTTGACAGGTTTGATTTACTTTTATATTGGTGCAGAGCAAGTATTTAAAGGCAATCTACCGATGGGCATAACTTATATATCGTATGCCACTGCCAATATTGGCTTGTATTTTATGGCTAAATAATTATTACACTTTACAAAAACAGTATAATAACTTTACAATTCGTGGCCATCAAAACCAAGGCATTGACCGACAAGCATTTTGCGCCTTTTAAAAGTAGCATCGTGCAAATTCCACTTGCCTGATTTGTGTCTACTGCAATGCACTATTTCATGGGCCATGCTTCTGACAACTGTGTCAAAAAAACCACAACGAGCTTTAGATATACAAAAAATATGAGGTTTGGCCATTGATTCATCATATTCATAAGTTGCCATAACCTGGTGATCATCAACAATTTCAAACCGACACAATTCACTAGGCGGCAAATCCCATTTAATAAATGGCTCGCATTTAGCTAAAGTTAAATAAATGCTTTCTAATATTTTGGGAGTGATCTTCATACTTTATTAATACAGCCTCGGAATTCAAACTCATCTTCGCCGCTAACCATAATAAGTTCAGGCATTAACATTCTACCTTGGTCAAATGAAAGCATAACAAAGCCTGAGCGCCAATCTTTAGGGCTGTCCTCGCAATATTCAAAGGTGCTTGAAAAAGGATCTGCTAAGCAGCCAGTTTGAACCCCCCAGTAAGTTCCTTGATAATTGCTTATTGGCGATGCGCATAAAACATGCGTATGGCCTGTAATAATATTGGTATTGCCTGCTGCCATCAAATTACTATATCCAGCCGTTCTACCGCCCTTAAAACGGTGCTTTATAACGGTTTCCTCGCCAATCCAATAAGACCAGCAGGTTTTCCATTCAGGAAAGTGATATTTAAGGCTAAACCCATCAACACCGCTATATTCAGGCACTTTATTAACTAACCATGACTCATAGCGCATGTCATGGTTTCCAAGCGTCCAAATTAACTCGCAACCAGGCGGCTTGTGTTTGACAATTTCATCCAAGTGATAACGGCAAGCATTTAGCTCTTCAAGAACCGTAGGCTTTTGGTCGTAATTAATACTTGGAAATCTTGATAAAACTTGGCCGTCAAATGCGTCTCCGTTGCATATAATCACCTCAGGCTTAAAGGTCTCAATCATCATTATTAATGCTTTAAACGCAGTGGTGGTTGTATCTGTGAAATGAGCGTCTGAAAATACAATCGCCCTTTTAACTTTATCAATATCAATGCCTCGGCGGACATTATGTGGGGTTTGCTCTACCTTTTTAGGTTTTTTAGGATCTCTTAAAGAATTGGTAGTAGGAAGCTCTATTTTGTAACGAATTTCTATGTTTTTACGCCTGGTCATAGCGCTTCTAGGGTTTATACCTATTTTTTCTCCTACAAGCGTTGGAGATCCAAGCTCTTTCCAAATCTTAATAAACTCTTGATCAGATACCTCAGAAGTAAATCCCATGATTTTCCTTTGTGATAAAGTTGCTAAATACTAACCTATTATTGCAACAAATCAATGACTTATTACGCAAAACGCACTGACGCAAATCAAAAGGAAATCGTGAATGCTTTTAAAGATATGGGTTGCAGCATATTTGATACATCTCGTATTGGTATGGGCTTTCCTGATTTGGTTATAGGAAAAAACGGTAAAACAGTCTTAGTCGAGATTAAATCATCTGAAAAAGCAAAATTTACAACTGCCCAAGATCTTTTTATGATGAACTGGAAAGGATCAACGGTTTGCAGGGTGCATGATATTGAGGGTGTCAAAACTATTGTGAAAGTTCTTGACAATGCCAATGAATAAGGCAAAATAATATAACTAGAACTTTTCTAGTCTTTTTGATCAAAAGGAAATTATTATGGGTAAGATGGACGCAGAAGTATTTAAGTCTGGTGCAAGCGGCGAAAAAGTTCCTAAGGGTGCTTTGTCAAGCGATACCACTGGTGAGCGTAAAATGAAGATTACTGGCGGAGTTGGTATGGGCAAGGCTGATGCAATGGGCAGCCGTCCAATTAGCCATGCTGGCAACTTTGAAGGCAAGCTCGGTGAGTTGAATGATGGCAATATGGGTGAGCGTGAGTGCTATTCCCATAAGCGCTATGAGCATGCACAAGACGGTATGTAATTAAGGCGAAGGGCCTACAAGCACGTGAAACTTGTAAGCCCTTCTAACCACTTAGTAAACGGAGAACTAAATGGCTGGAGTTGATTCTAAGGTTAGCTGTAAAGATTGTCGATATTTTAAAAATGCCGACATTATGGGCCGTTGCCACCGTTTTCCTGAGGCTGTTAATAAAACAATAAATGATTGGTGTGGCGAGTGGAAGTCTGCTGCCGCCCCTTTAGTTATTGAGTATATGGTTCAAGACTTATCTAATGAACCTAACGAGGCAAGGGCTAAAATTCAGGAAGAAGTAGCCAAAATTCCACCTAAGATGCGAGGAAGGCCTAAAAAAGATGCGGTCTAACGCACACATTACTATTGAAGTTGATGATGACGGTTTTGTTGAGTTTATTTGTAAATCAAATGGACAAGATGAGGCCAATCGCATAATGCTAGAGGTCATGGACCTTATAGACCAATTTAACGGTCACAATTCTATTGCTCCTACTGAAACACATGGTGTCCAATGAAATTACAACCTTTAAATGACAAGATTGTAGTAAAGCCTGAAAAACGGCAACTAAGCTCTATTATTTATGTTGAAAACAAAGAAGTAGACAATATGGGAACAGTTGTTGCTGTTGGTCCTGGCAAAAAAGTCGGTGGTCGTAGAGAAGATATGCCTATTACCGTAGGCGCTTATGTTCGTTTTGGAACAATGAATGACAACGCAAAAGACGAATATTTAAAGTATTTTGAGTATTTTGAAGATGGTGAGCGCTATCTCGTAATGAGCTGGCAAGACATTTGTTTTGAACAGGAGACTGCATAATGGATGAAGTTGTAAAAGATATATCTTTACTTGAAACTGTCATGGCCTATTTTGGCTGGTATAAGGTCAAAAAAGTGGAGTGCGAGTTTGATAACATGCAAATTACCTACACTTTTAACAAAGAACCGTTAAAAACGGAGGCTGAATGGCCATTTCCTGCCCCTAAAGATAAACGTAAACCAGCCCTTAAAAAGGCTACCACTCGCAAAGGTAACAAAGATGCCTCTTAAAAAATCATCAAGCCCTAAGGCTTTTACAAGCAATTTGAAAGAAGAGCTTAAAGCAGGAAAACCAAAAGCTCAATCTTTAGCTATTGCTTATGCTGTTAAACGTGAAGCAGAAAAGAAAGGCAAGAAAAAATGAATATTAAAGATTTAAAAATGGACTTTATTTTAACTGCTGGCGATATTGAACTAGTGCTAGCAGGTTTACGCAAGTTGCCAATGGAACTGGTTCAAGAGTTGCATGCGCAAATAATTGCTGAGGCAAATCAAAAGGTTGCAGATCATTTAGCCGCTAACGCACCTGCGCCTGAAACAGAAGCTCCTGCCCAGTGAAGATAGAACAACGCTCCGTTGAGTCTTTAATTCCCTACATCAATAACAGCCGCAAACATTCGGAAGAACAAGTTGCTCAAATTGCAGCTAGCATCAGGGAGTTTGGTTGGACTAATCCCATTTTGGTTGATGGGTCTAATGGTCTTATTGCTGGTCATGGCAGGTTGCTTGCTGCTCGCAAGTTGTCTATGGATAAAGTTCCTGTTATTGAACTCGCTTATCTATCTGAAACTCAAAAAAAGGCTCTTATCATTGCTGACAATAAGTTAGCATTAAATAGCGATTGGGATACTGAATTATTAACGGTAGAGCTGCAAGACCTACTTGGCGAAGAATACGACCTAAATTTGCTAGGTTTCAATGATGAAGAGCTAGACGCTTTATTAAACATCACCGAGGAAACAGAAGGGCTAACCGATGAAGACGCTATTCCTGATGCTCCGCTTACACCTAAGTCAAAATTGGGCGATATATTTAGTCTTGGCAACCATCGTCTTATGTGCGGTGATTCGACTTCTATTGAAAGTGTAGAAAAACTGACCAACGGCTTAGTTGATATTCTTGTCACAGATCCGCCATATAACGTAGCGTATGAAGGTAAAACAAAGGACGCTTTAACCATTCAAAACGACTCTATGGGCGATGAGCAATTCCGTCAATTCCTAAGAGACTGCTTTGTAGCGGCAGACGCTGTAATGAAACCAGGCGCAGTATTTTATATTTGGCATGCTGACTCGGAAGGGTATAACTTTAGAGGAGCGTGTAAAGACGCTGGCTGGAAAGTGCGCCAATGCCTTATATGGCAAAAAGACGTAATGGTTATGGGCCGCCAAGATTACCACTGGAAGCATGAGCCTTGTTTATATGGCTGGAAAGACGGCGCAGGGCATCTATGGGCATCAGACCGCAAGCAAACCACCCTTATAGAGTGTAAGCGCCCTAAACGAAACGATATTCACCCTACTATGAAACCAGTAGAACTTATGGAGTATCAGATACTGAACAACACCAAAGGCCAGGATATGGTGTTAGACTTATTTGGTGGCTCAGGTTCGACTATGATTGCTGCTGAAAAAACAGGCAGAAAGTCTTGTTTGATGGAATTAGATCCCAAATATTGTGACGTTATTATTAAACGCTGGCAGGACTTCACTGGGAAGCAAGCAATCCATATAGAATCAGGGCTGGAGTTCAATAAGCTAACTTGATGATTCCGTTAATAAAAATGCCACAAGAACCACACGAACCTTCCGAGAAAACTAGAGCGCAAGTAGAGGCATCTGCTGGCTTAGGTTTGCCACATGACCAAATAGGCGCTTTGATTGGTATTAGCGATAAAACACTGCGTAAATACTATTCAACTGAGTTAGCCGTAGGAAAGGCCAAAGCAAGCGCTAAAATAGCCCAAACGCTGTTTAACAAGGCCGTAAAGGGGGACACTACCGCTTCTATTTGGTGGACCAAGGCTCAAATGGGGTGGGGCGAAACGAATACTACTAAGCTGGCCAACGCAGACGGATCAAATATTACTGGCATCGAGATTACTTTTGTAGAGCCTGATGGAACTCGAACAGCAGATTAACGAGGCAATAGCTAAGGCGCAGTTCCCTAAAAAGCTAGAGTGCTTATTCAAACCTAAACACAGCCGCTATCGCATACTTTACGGAGGGCGAGGCGGATCAAAGTCATGGAATATCGCCAGGGCTTTACTAATCAAAGGCTTGCGCACTCCTTTGCGTATTTTATGCGCACGTGAGTTCCAAACTTCTATCAAGGATTCTGTCCATAAATTACTTAGCGACCAGATCTTTAACCTGGGCTTAGACGCTTTCTATGAGATTACCCAAAACTCAATTAGGGGCATAAACGGCACAGAGTTTACCTTTGTAGGCATTAAAAACAACACTAACAACGTAAAAAGTATTGAAGGAATAGATATTGCGTGGGTGGAAGAGGCACAGAGCGTTAGCTCAAACTCCTGGGCTGTTTTAATACCGACCATTCGTAAAGAGAACAGCGAGATATGGGTATCCTTTAACCCTGAGCTAGAGACCGACGAGACTTATAAACGGTTTGTATTGAACCCCCCTGAAAATGCTGTGGTGCAAAAAATCAACTGGTCGGATAACCCTTGGTTTCCTGAGGTGCTAGAGTTAGAGCGCCAGGCCCTTAAAAATAGGGATATTTCCGCATATAACAACGTGTGGGAAGGTATTTGCCGAACCCAAATAGATGGCGCTGTATTCGGTAAAGAAATGGAAATGGCCGAGCTAGATGGCAGAATTACTAGAGTGCCTTACGATCCTATTAAACCTGTCCATGCTATTTTTGACCTTGGGTGGGCCGATTCAACGGCGATTTGGTTCGTTCAATTTATCGGCATGGAAATCAGGGTTATTCGATATATTGAAGACAACCAAAAGACTATCAACTGGTATCTTGCGCAGATGCAGACCTATGGCTATGTCTATGACACCTTATGGCTACCCCATGACGCTGCCGCTAAAAACTTAGGCACAGGCAAATCTATTGAAGAAATGGTGCGCTCTACAGGCTGGAAGGTGCAAATACTAGACAGAGTGCCTATTACCGATTCTATTAACGCAGCTAGAACAATATTTGCTAAATGCTATTTTGATAGGCAAAACTGCGAAGAAGGCTTACAATGCTTAAGACATTATCGCTATGACGTTGATCCTGAAACTGGCGCATTTAGTCAGAAGCCTGTTCATGACCAATATTCGCATGGCGCTGATGCATGGAGATATATTGGTTTGATGGTTAATGAGCCTAAAAAGCCTAAACCACAAAGACAAAACTATGCCCAGGTGGGCAGCTGGATGGGATAAATATGGCAGATTACGATAGCATCAACGACATGGAAAACGATTTAAGAATATCTGAAGCTAAAGAGTTCTTGCGGCTTTGTGGGGATGTAGACTCAAACAATCGTGCCGAGGCCCTAGATGACGTAAGATTTGCAGCAGGAGATCAATGGCCTGTAGACGTTCAAAACAGCCGAGTATTAGAGGCTCGCCCTTGCCTTACGATTAACAAGGTTGACGCTTATATTCGTCAAATCTGTAACCAACAGCGCCAGCAACGTCCAAGAATTAAAGTTCATGGCATGAATACCGAATCTGATGCCAAGCTGGCAGAGATTCTTACAGGTGTATGCCGCCATATTGAAACCCAATCAAACGCTGATAACGCTTACGACACAGCTTTTGAATACGCAGTAAAGATGGGTTGGGGTTACTTTAGGGTTTCTACCGACTACACCTCAGACGATAGCTTTGAGCAGGAAATTTATATTCGCCCTATCGATAACCCTTTCACTGTATATTTTGATCCTAATTCCCAGTTGCCTGACGGTTCTGATGCAGAGCGCTGCTTAATTACTACCGTATTAAGTAAACGAAACTTCAAGGTCCTTTACCCTTGGGCTGAGGTAGATCAAGGCTTTAGCAGCAGAGGCACTGGGGATACCAATAACGAATGGGTTATGAAAGAAGATATTCGCATTGCCGAGTATTTTTACACCGTAAAAGAGCCAGCCAAGCTATATTTGTTATCCGATGGCACAAGCCTTTATGAGCCTGAATACAAAAAGATGAAAGAAATGCTCGATGCCGCTGGTATTGAGGTGTTGGATAAACGAGACAGTTTTATTAAGAAAATCAAGTGGTGCAAGCTAACGGCTATGCAGATCTTGGAAGAGGGCGAGTGGGCTGGCAAATATATCCCTATTATTCCTGTTTATGGCCAGCAAGTCATCGTTGACGCAAAGCATAAGAAGTTTGGACTGGTGCGGTTTGCTAAAGATCCCCAGCGCATGTATAACTATTGGGCTACCAGCTTAACCGAGACCGTAGCATTAGCGCCTAAGGCTAAATGGATTCTTGCCGAAGGCCAAGACGAAGGCCATGAAAACGAGTGGGCTATGGCAAATATTAAGGCGATGCCTTATTTACGCTATAAGCAGACCGATACAGAAGGCCGTATGGCCCCTCCTCCTGTAAGACAAGCCCCTGAGCAACCACCTACAGGTGTTATGGCTGCCTTGGGCGGTATGAACGCAGATTTGCAGGCTGTTGTGGGCATTTATGATCCTAGCCAGCTTCCACAAGGCAACCAATCAGGCAAGGCTATCCAAGGTCAACAGCAGCAAGTTGACATGGTTAACTATCATTATTACGACAACCTGACTCGTTCTATTGCCTATTGTGGCCGTATTATTTTGGATTTGATCCCTAAAATTTACGATACAGAGCGTGTATTGCGTATTATTGGAGATGACGGCAAACCTGAGTTGGTAACCTTAAACCAGCGCACCGTTGACGAGCAAGGTGTAGAAAAGATCCTAAACGATGTATCCGTTGGCAAATATGACGTTGTTATGGATACTGGCCCTGGCTATTCATCGAAGCGCCAAGAGGCTGTGGAGGCTATGACAAGCCTATTTGCTGCCGATCCTAACCTAGTGCAAGTGGCTGGTGACCTTTTTGTCCGTAATATGGACTTCCCAGGCGCTGAAATTATTGCTGACCGCCTAGCCGCTATGAACCCAATGGCTCAAATTGACGATAAATCGCCTATTCCGCCTCAAGTTCAAATGCAACTTAAACTTAATCAGAAGCAGTTGCAAGATGCGCAACAGGCTATTCAGCAGTTACAGCTTGATATCAAACATGGCGCTACCATTAAACAAATGCAAGAAGAAGCTGAAACCAAGCGTGAGCTTATGCGTCAAACAACTAAGGCACATGATGTTGAAATGCGTGACGCTACAAAGCAAGCCGATACCGTTTATGACAACCAAACCAAGATTGAAATTGAGCAACTTAAGGCTCAAGTTGCTATTTTACTTGCTAAAATGGACCATCAACAGGCACATTTAGCTAATCAAGAGACTACAGAAAGGGCCATTTAAATGAGTAAAGCTGAAGAAAAATATAAATATGCTTTAAATAAGGACAAATATGATCCTGAAGTAACACAAGCTGTTGGCAAAAAAATGCTTTCTCATGCAGATGCCAATAAAGTTAATAAAATTCAAGAAATGATGCGTAAAGAAAAAGAAGCAAGACGAACCGTTGTTACATCAGAAAATCGTGAAGAGTTTATGAAAAACAAATTGGGCGCTGAAAAAGTGCCTGATTTTGGAAACGGTCCTCATCATTTTCACACTTCAGTCATGCATAAAGAAAGAGAACATTTTTCTACTGGAAAAGTAGCCAAACATCCTGAAGGTTATCATGAGGCTGAATACGATCACAAAGGAAGCAGAGTATGGGCGCAACCTGGCGGCAAAAACATTAGAGAAGAATAAAGTTGTTTATATAAAAATTTTGTGTTAAAAAGTAACAATCTACCAATGGATTCATTGGGTTAATTCTTGGAGTTATCCATGTCAGAAGTGCAAGAGCGGTTGGCATCAAATGTAGTAACTAGTGAAAATTTAGTCGATTGGACCATGAATCGCTTAGGTTTAGCTACCGATGAAGCGCCAGTTGTGGCTGAAACAGTTGAGGAAACTCCTGAATCAGAGCCGATTGTTGAGGCTGAAGGTGAGAGTGAACCAGCATCAGAACCTGAGACAAAAGCAACAGATGAACGGAAACAAAATCCTAAACTCGAGAAGAGATTCTCTGAGCTTACTAAGGCTAGAAAAGAGGCAGAAGATAAAGCTGCCAAAGCTCAAGCTGAAAAAGAAGCGTTAGAGGAGCGTTTGCGGCAATTTGAAACAGTATCGGCACAACCTAAAAACGTCGATCCTATTGGAGAAGAGCCAAGAGCGGAACAGTTTACCGATAGCATTGAGTATGCAAAAGCACTCGCAATGTGGTCAGCTGAAAAGGCTTTATATGAGCGTGATTTGCAGGAAGCAGAGCGAAAAGCAGTGGAAGAACAGGCTAAGATTGCAAAGTCTTGGTCTGAGAAGCTGGAAAAAGCAAAGCCAAACCTGCCTGATTTTGATGATTTAGTAGCTTCAAGTTCTGTTCAAGTGCCAAACGAGATCAGAGATGCAATCTTGGAGTCTGATGTAGGCCCTCAAATCCTATACGAACTAGCATCAAACACAGAATATGCTCAAAAGGTGGCAGGAATGCCGCTTATTAAAGCCTTACGAGAGATTGGGAAATTGGAGGCTCGGTTTGAGACGCAGGAAACTGCGCCTGAACCAGCGAAGAAGCCTGTTGCTGTGCAGTCAAAAGCGCCTGCTCCGATTAGCCCTATTAAAGGAACTGGAAGCGCCGAGGTAATAACTACTGATACAGACAAGTTAACCTATGCGCAATACAAGGAACTTAGAAAAGCTAGACGGATTAGGTAAAACCTAATTTCTATTTAAGGAAAATGAGATGAGTAATAATTTATTAACTATCTCGAAGATCACAAACGAAGCTTTGATGGTCCTCGAAAACGAACTGACATTTACGTCAGAAGTAGATCGTAATTATGACGATCAATTCGCTGTTGTTGGTGCAAAAATTGGTAATACGGTGAATGTAAGACGTCCTGGACGCTTCATAGGAACTACTGGGCCAGCTCTTAACGTTGAAGACTTCAATGAGACTTCTGTTCCTGTAACTTTGTCGACACAATTCCATGTGGACACACAATTTACAACTCAAGATTTAGCATTGAGCCTCGATATGTTTTCAGATCGAGTTTTGAAACCTGCGGTAGCTGCGATTGCAAATAAAATCGATAGAGACGGTTTGGTAATGGCTAAGAACGCAACCTACAACACTGTAGGCGTCGCTGGCACACCTCCAACTGGCTTGATCACTTATTTGTCAGCCGCTGCATACCTCGACTCCGAAGGCGCTCCACGTGATGGCCGTCGTGCTTGTATCGTTGATCCTTTCACTTCAGCAACTATTGTTGACAGCTTGAAAGGCCTCTTTGTTCCACAAGAAGCAATTGGCGAGCAGTATCGTAAAGGCTTGATGGGTCGTGATTCCGCTGGCATGAACTGGAAACTTGATCAAAACGTTGTAGCACAAACTTACGGTAACTTCAGTTCAACGACTGTTACTGGTTCTGTAAACGTTACAACTGCGACTGGTTTCTTGACCTCTGGTTGGGCTTCTAACAGCACCATCACTTTGACTGCTGCTAACACTGGCACAATCAACTTGAACCAAGGCGATACATTTACCATCGCTGGTGTATATGCAGTTAACCCACAGAACCGCCAGTCTTACGGCAAACTGCGTAACTTCGTAGTTAACAGCGCTGTTTCTGTTGCTTCAGGTTCTTCAGTTTCTGTAAACGTATCTCCAGCTGTTATTACTGCTGGTCAGTTCCAAAACGTTTCTGTAACTTCAACTGGCGCACAAGCTGTTACATTCTTTAACAGCACTGGCACAACTTCTAACCAAAACATGATCTTCCATCGCAATGCGTTTACGCTTGCAGTGGCTGACCTTGAGTTGCCTGAAGGTGTTCATTTTGCTGGTCGTGCATCAGACAAAGAGATTGGTCTTTCCATGCGTGTGGTTCGTCAATATACAATCAACAATGATAGTATTCCGACTCGCCTTGACGTATTGTATGGATGGGCTCCTCTCTATCCTGAACTTGCTTGCCGAGTTGCAGCTTAATTTAACGGATAACGAAAGGAAACTATATGTCTAATCCAGGACCAGCAATTACTAACTCAACACACCCATCGAACCTTAACAGCCAAC